GCTGGTGCCTCCATGAGTAGCCGCATCACCGTCAAGACGCCCCCGGCTGAGGCCGCCCAATTAATGCGCACGCGCTTCGGCCCCCGCGCTGAGTGGGTGGCCCGTTACCGCCGCGACAACCACGCCCGCCCCACGGGCCGCGCGATGTGGGACCGCGTTCTCCGCGCTCTCGCCAACAAACCAGGCCCAGCCACGCCCGCCGCCAAGCCGCCCACTTCCGCCCCCGGCTGGACCGCCGACCCCAACCAGGCCCAGTGGTACAGAACCAACGCCGCCGTCTACAAGACCGCCTTGGGCTATGAGTGGTGGAACCTCAAGACCGACGAACATGCTACATGCTCGTCATTACTCGCCGCCCAGGAGGCCGCCTCATGAAAATCAACTGCCACGATTGCGGCGGCCCGGCCGCCTACGGCAACACCGGCCATATCATCTGCGCGGCGTGCGGCCAGTCTGTGCGCGGCCTCACCCGCTGGAACCAGGTCCAGGTCCGGCTCCGCGCCCGCGCCCGGTTGGACCTCTTGACGGCCCAGCTACGGGGCGGCCGCCCCGCTGATCCAACCGCCATTGAGAACCTGCTCACCGCCCTGTTTGGAGACGTACATGAATCGCCGACTATATAACGCCGCCCTCGTCGCCCTGTCGTCCATAATCATTCTAGTCGCTGGCCAGGCCACTTTAGAGGTCGTTAAATGGTGGTTTTGGCTGTGAGCCGCGAAACGCCCGAACACAACCGCGAAACGCCCGGTCGCCTAACACACCACCCGGCAGCACGTTAGGCGACGCTACCCCCAAAAACCACCATCCTCCACCGGGCGAAAAGCCCCAAATTAATTATCGGGCCGAACTCAAAACTATTTTTAAGCACACTATTCGCACACGTAACACACTGCAACTGAAGGAACTTGCAATTTAGTTTTATTTAGTTCCCCCACTACGGCCCGATTTAAGCTATACTTGTCGTAGACAGCGGGGAAAACGCCTCGCACTTTAAAACCCGATCCGAGGAGAGAACAATGAAGAACTTAAACAACATGACCGGTGCAGAACTCTTGAACGCTTATAACACCGCCGCCACCGCCCTGGACCGCAAGCTCGTTAAACGCTTCAGCACCAAAGCAGCTGGCCTGAAACGCACCGCCGCCATCTTGGCCGAACTCACCCCCGCCCCCAAGAAGGCCCCCCGCGCCCCTAAAACCATCAACCTTGAGTTCACCGGCCAGATCGAACACGCCCTGCGCCCCGGCTCCATCCGCGACCGTTTCAACGACCTTATGACCCGCGACGAAGGCGCTTCCATGGACGAGCTTATGGCCATCGTGGCCGCCGTAGACGCCGAACGCGACAACGGCCAGAGCGGCAACGAACGCAACCGCGCCCGCAGCTACGTCCGCATCATGCACACCTACCACGGCTACGGCGTCAAGACCCTCAAGAGTGGCAACCTCGTGGTCGTCAGCAGCGACGACAGCTAAACCCGCGCCACGGGGGGGGCCACAACGGCCTCCCCCAAAAAACCCGATCCAAAGGAAAAACCCGACATGCAGAACTTCACGATCACCGCCTTTTACGCCACCGGCCGCCCGCGCTACCACGCCACCAACCTCGCCGACTGGACAGGCCTTTTCCTGGACGTGGACTACGCCCTGGCCAACGAAGACGCCGACGGCTGGGTTCCGGCCTACACCCTCACCATCACCGCCCGTGACGGCGAGAGCCTGGCCAACGTCGCCGAGATCGCTTTCAATATCTGCAACGAAAGCCCCACCTGGCGCGACGAGGCTGACTTTTTCGGCAACGAGAAAAGCCACGTCAACGCCCGCAGCATGAGCGTGGGCGACGCCGTCCGCGTCTCCAGCCAGGGCGTCACCGGCCTCTTCGGCGTTGACAGCTGCGGCTGGAGAAACCTGGAGGTAAAGTAATGAGCAGCTCCACCATCTACCGCGCCCTCACCACGCCTCAAGAATATTTCACCGCCTGTGCCGCAGCCGCAGCCCTGGGCGGAGTCATCCACCGGGTCCAGATCGTCACCAGCGCCGTGGACAGCTACGACCTCGAAGACGACGACTGCAACGCCCTTTTTGTGCCCGGCGGGATCGACGCCGAGCTGGAACTCACCCGCATCGTGGTCGAAGACGCCGACTGTTACGTACGCTGGAACGACCTCGCCGACAGCGGCGGCCACGTCCGCATCGCCATTCTTTTTGAAGGAGCCTAAAATGTTCACCCTCACGCCGACACAGGCCCGCGCCATCACCCGGTTCAGCGACCAGCCCCAGGCCCTCACCCTGGACCGGGCCGAAGCCAAGGCCCTCTTGGCCCGCATGGGCCAGGTCATCGACCGGGCCGCCAACGCCCTGGACACGACCTTGTTCTTGGGCGAGATAGCCGACGCCGACTACGACCGCAACATTCTCAAATCCATGCGCGGCCTTGAGGCCCGTCTCATAAACGCACTTGACAGGAGCAAATCATGACACGCGAAGCAGCACTTACTCAGGTCCGCAAACTTCTCAACATGACCACCAACAACGGCTGCACCGAGGCCGAGGCCGCCACCGCAGCGGGCATGGCTCAGAAGATTATGCTCAAGCACGACCTGGCCGCCCTGGACGTGGACGCCCCGGACGAAGACGACGACGGCCCCATCAAGACCTGGGAAGACCCTCTGGATCGCATGCCGGGTAAGCTCCGCCAAATCTGGCGCGGCCAGCTGGCCCAGGTCTTGTGCCGGGCAAACGGCACCCAGGTTTTCTGGTCCAACGACGGCAAGCCCACCCTCAAGATCATCGGCCGCGCCTCCAGCGTGATGGCCACCCGCTACATGTACGACTTCTGTGTCCGCGAGATGGAGCGCCTGGCCAAGCAATACCGGGGCAACGGCCGCACGTGGATGAACAACTGGCGCCACGGCGCGGTGAGCGGCATCCAACGGTCCATAGCCGACGCCCGCGAAGCGGCCCGCCAAGAGTACGCCAACGAGACGGGTACGTCCCTCATCGTGATCGACAAGGCCCTGGCCGTGATTGACGCCCGGCTCGCCGAGACGAAAAACTACATGGACCGCAAGTACAATATGCGCAGCCTGGCCCAGGCCAATAACGGCTACAACAGCAGCGCCCGCGCCACTGGCCAGCGGGACGGCGGCGGCATCAACCTGGGCGGCGGCAACGCGGCTCTGGGCGGCGGCAATAAGCGCCTGAGCTAGTCATCGCAAGCCCCCCAACCTGAACCAAGGAGAAAACAATGAAAATCCAAGACGTCCTCGCAGTGTTTTACAGGAACGACCCGCGCAAGATTGAGGGCAACGAATTGCACGGCTGGTGCGGCCTTGAAGGCGAGGGCTACATCGCCGACGTAGGCGCTGACACGCAGATCGTGATGGACATCGCCGACGGCAACATCACGCTGGAAGTTCACACCCTCGCCGACACCGACGACGCCCCCGGTTACGACCACACCATCCAGGCATGGACGATGAAAGTCACGGCCGTTGACATGGGGGGCCGCTAATGGACTTCACCCTCAGCAGCGACCGCACCCGGCTTGCGTTCGGCGGCCAGGTATACACCCTGGAGTGGACGCACCAAGACTGGTACCACAAGGTGACCGCCCGCCAGAACGGCGTGCCCCTGGGCCAGGCCTCCAACGGCGGCGGCACCCACTGGGTGGGCCACCACGAAGGCGTCACCGAAGACATGGACTACTACAGCCCGTCTCCAATTGCGGCCCTCATCATGGCCATCACACAAAGGAAAATATAATGCGCACCTACCGCACCGCCGTCTACCACGCCACCGGTCACGGGTTCGCGTTCAACGCCGACGCCCTGAAATATTGGACCAAGGTCGGCGACACCATCGACATCGAATTCGCAGAAACGCACGACGCAGAAGGGTGCTGGGTTCAGGCCTACGACTTGACCCTGAACTTCAGCGACAGCGACGCCAACCTCAACGCCGCCGCCGTGGCCGAAGAGGTTTTCCGCGTCACCAATTCTGACCCGCTGTGGAGAGTGGCGGCCGACTTCTATGGCGCGGCCCCCGGCTGCCTCAACGCCCGGTCACTGAGTGTTGGAGACGTGATTGAGATTCACTCGCCGACAGGCCACTCAATTCTCATGGGCGTGGACACGACCGGCTTTCGGGTGTTGGCATGAGAAAAGATTTTGAAGATGCCTGCGAAGAAATTGACGCCGCAATTTTCACCGGCGACAGCTTGCGCTTCATGGCCGACTTGGTGGAGTTCAACGAGTACCTTGACCGCTGGAGACGGGCGGCGGATGAAGCGGCCAAGGCCATGCTGGACGAGGTGGATTCATGACCGGCCTCGGCGACTGTTATGAGGCCAGCGCCAAGTTCATCACCGGCCCCGGCTGCGGCCAGGAGTGGACTTTGGTTCAAGGCCAGGTCACAGGCCAGGGACCCATCGCCGGAGTGCGTCACGGCCACGCCTGGCTGGAGCGCGGGGACCAGGTGAGAGACGTTAGCAACGGCCGCCGTCTCAACCTGCCCAAGGCGCTTTATTACGCCGTGGGTCAGGTTGACCCGGCTGAGTGTCGGCGATTCAGTGAGGCGGAGGCCCTGCACCAAATGGTGGAGACGGGGCACTGGGGGCCGTGGGGCGAAACGCCTTGAAAATCTCGTGCTTTCGGGCGAAACGCCCCGAATTAATTTTCGGGCCGAACTCAAAACTATTCTCAAGCGCACATAAGCCACTGTGCGAACAGGCGTTGCAATTTAGTTTAAATGATTCCCCCACTACGGCCCGAAATAAGCTATACTTGCTGTACACAGCGGGGTTGCCCGCCACACTGAAACCCGATCAAAAGGAAAAAACATGAACGCTCTCAGAATCAACGCCATCGTCAGCTGGGACTACGAAGGCGGAACCTGGAACGTCACCGACAAGCGGGAAGAATACAACGGCGACACCCTCTATCAAATCACCCGCAAGGGCGACGGCCAGGTCCGGTACTGGATTCGCCGCAAAGACCTCAACACCCGCACCGAGAAATACTTCACCGCCGCCCGTGACCAGCGCCCCCCGGTTGAACGCACCGCCCGCCAGATCGCCAGCGGCGGCAGCCTCTTGAAGGGAGGCAAATAATGTTAAAGCTCACCATCGAATTTATCCTGGACGTGGACGAGAACTTTGAGGACATCCAGGCCGCGCTCAAGGCCGACTTTAATCTCACCGCCACCGCCGCAACGTGGGTTCACCCCACTGACTCTTGCATCGACATCGAAGGCACCCGCGCCGACCTCATCCACTACTTCACCAGCGACTACGGCTTCGATCTGGACACCACCTACGACATCTACCCCGAACTCCAGGAGGTCAAGTAATGATCAGCCAAAAAATGCTCGACCTGCTTCAGGAACTTGCCCGCCGCGAAACTGAACATTGTATCTTCTTGGGCACCCCCGAAGGCAAGCAATACATCGCCGACCGCAAGGCCGCCCGCCGCGCCGCTCACGAAGCCGACATCGCCGACCGCCGCGCCCGCGCCGCCAAACGCAAGGCCGACCCGCGCACCACCAGCGAACGCTTCCCGGCCCCCGCGCCCAGCTCCATCAACGACGTCTTGGCCCGCGCCGCCGCCATGCTAGGCACCGACCCGAAGGGATCAAAATAATGTTACACCTACCCAACGTCTTGTTCACCGCGTGCGAAGGAAAACTTGGCGACGCCATCGGCAGCCAGCTGCGCGACGCCGTCCAACACGGGGCCGGTTTTGAGGAGCAGAACCCCGCCGCCCTCAGCTACGTTCTGGATTGGCTCAACGAAGAATACAGCGACTTCGCCGAGGCCCTCAACGAAGACGCCCAGGAAGATTTTGAAGCCCTGGTAGACAACCTCCAGCGCTACCTGGACGAGGTGCGCTCATGACCCTTTTCACGATCACCACCGAGAAGGAAATTTACATCTTCGACGACGCCGGTCGCAGCGCGGTTGAGGCCGCCGCCCAGAAGGCCCTCAACCGAGGCGAGTGGGTCAAGTGGGAAGACGGCACCACCGAATATTTGCTCACCGTCGTAGACATCAACGACGACCACACCGGCGGCTCCAGCGTCTATATCTGGGACACAGCCAGCAACCGCGTGCGCCACACAGTCACCCGCGTCACGGTCAAAGACGGCCGCCGCCAAGAGACGTTTCACAAACACGTATGGAGGACAGCATGAACAACCTGAGCGTACCTGAATTCATGGACGGATGGCGCAGCCCGAAGAACGTCCAGACGATCCACCAGAGCGACGTAGGCACCATCAAGACCGTCTTGATTGCCATCCCTGAATACTACGACCACCCAGTGCTCGGCTACTACATCGGCGCCCCGATCAACAGCTGGCGCATGGTGGGCAGCCCGTCTGACTTCACGGGCAAGGTCGTAGCTTGGCAGCCACTGCCCGCCATGCCCTTCCAGGAGGAAAAATAATGAAACGCATCAAGCCCGTACCCAACAATAATGGCAGCCCCCGCGCCACTCTCGTCGAAGACATGCTGGACGCCCGGCGGGCGCTTCTGGACGCGGTGACGGCGATGACCGCAGCAGCCCCCCACGGCCGCGACTACCAACACGGGGGCGACTACCCCGGTGACTGGGCGGAGGCCCGCATGCGGATCGCTCAGGCCCAGGAGCTGGCCGACGCCTACTACCAAGACGCCATCGAACTGCAAGGAGAATAAAATGGAGACGATTCGAACAGGCCGGGTGCGCATCAAGAAGGGCGTGCGCCCATACGGCGGCCGCCGGTTCATGGCCACTCTGGTCATCTATCCCAACGGCCGCAAATCGTGGCTCGTGGACGTGGCCAGCAGCCACAAGGCCGTCGGCGAGAACTGGGTGAAGGCCCTGAGCCGCGACGAGCGTGAATACAACCCCAGCGAGATTGAGGAGATCACATCATGACCGGTATCAATATTTGCTTCGACGACGGCACCGTACTTTATGTGCCCACGGCTGAGAGCCGCGCCACCGTAGTGGCCATTGTTGAGGAGTTCCTAGACACGCTGGAGACGGACCCGCAGGGTGCCGCCTACACCAACCTACCGGTGAAGTTTCTGAGCTGGTACGCGGGCACCCAGGAGCTTGGCATCAAGGTCGGCGACGGCCCGGCCGTTTCGTCCGTCATAGTCGCCAAGGATCGGCAAAATATCTTTGCCGATAGGCCGACAGTTAGTTGAAAAAAGGACTTTTATTTTCCACCGCCTTGGGCTATAATACAGGTCCAGAGAAAACCTGAGGAACCCAACAAAAGGCGTGACGCCGTTGCTCAAACCGTTCAAGCACCAAGCCGATGAGCTGCTCAGCTCCGGCGATAAAATATTCCATGCAATCTTCTGGGACCAGGGCACGGGCAAGACCAAGCTCATGCTGGACAACATTGTCCACCTGGCCCGCCGGGGTGAGATTGACGCGGTGTTGATCCTGGCCCCCAACGGGGTTCACCGCAACTGGACCGAAGACGAAATTCCCAAGCACATTGGAGACGGCCTTTGCTCCGAATTTTGGACCAGCTCCAAGGCTGGCACCCAGCAGCACGCCCGGCGTTTTGAGGCGGCGCTGAAAAACAAATTCCCTATCGTCGCTATGACCTATGAAGCGTTCATGACCGTGCGCGGCAAAAAGTTTGCCAAGAAGTTTCTCACCAGCCGTGAGGTGCTTATGATTCTGGACGAGAGCACGGCAATCAAAAGCCCCGGTGCCAAGCGCACCAAGACCTTGGTCGCGGCCGGAAAGCATGCCAAGTACCGGCGCATCTTGACGGGCACCCCCGCGACCAACGGACCCTTCGATGTCTACTCACCCATGCGGTTCCTTGACAACGGGTTTTGGAAGGCGCACGGGTTCCCAACCTTCACCGAGTTCAAGCAGCACTTTGGTATTTGGCGCAAGGGTCATAACGCGGAACAAGGCCGCGACTACGAATACGTAGTTGGCTTCCGCAACCTGGACCAGCTGAAAGAAATTATGGCCGGGGCCTCCAGCCGCGTCACCAAGGAAGAAGTGCTGGACCTGCCTCCAAAATTATATTCAAAGCGATACTTTGAATTGACCGCCGAACAGAAGCGTGTTTACAAGCAACTCAAAGACGAGGCGCTGGCCTTTTTGGCGAGCGGTGAATTGGTCACCGCGCCGCTGGCCATCACCCGTCTCTTGCGCTTCCAACAGGTCACTTCCAATTACATGCCCAGCGACGAAGACAGTGACCGGCTGATCTACGTTGACGAGAAGAAAAACCCGCGCCTTGATTGCCTTGGCGCACTACTAGAGGAGGTCAACAACCAAGCCATTATTTGGGCGAAGTTCACCCGCGACATCGACCTAATAATGGAGCTGCTTGGCAAGAAGGCAGTACGGTACGACGGGAAGACAGACAGTGACGCACGTGCAGCCGCCAAGGCAGCCTTCCAGGCAGGCGAGGCCCAATACTTTGTTGGCAACCCCGCAGCCGGGGCAATGGGTTTGACCTTGACAGCGGCCCGCACCGTCATCTACTACAATAACAGTTTTCGCCTCATTGACAGGCTACAAAGCGAAGACCGCGCCCATCGTATTGGGCAGGAGCACCCGGTCGATTATGTGGACATCATGGCCCCTGGCTCTGTTGACGAACATATCGTGAAGGCACTGCGATCCAAGGTCGACGTAGCGAGTAAGATCACAGGCGACAACCTCAAGGAGTGGATATGAGCCTAGAGAAACTTTCCACGCTGGCGCAAGACCAGTGGGAAGCCGAGAAGCGTGTGCGCATCAAAGAGCAAGAGCTGAAGGATGCCAAAAAAGCTGAACGAAAAATCAGCGAAGAATTGATACCGGACCTCATGGACGAGTTGGGGATCGAAGAGTTCACAACCAGCGCGGGGATCGCCGTGAGCGTGAAAGAAAACATTCGCGCCTCCATTAGCAAGGACAACGCCCCGGCGGCGTTTACTTGGCTGCGAAAAAACGGTCACGCTGGCCTGATCAAACGCGCCATAACTGTCATCGCAAAGAACGATGAGCAGGGCACTGAGATCATGGGCCAGCTGGACGACTATGATGTCAGCGACAAGGCCGCCGTTCACGCTGGTACGCTGAGTGCCTGGGTGCGAGAAAAGCTGGCAGCCGGTGAAGATATTCCCATGGACCTTTTGGGCGTCTTCCGTCAACGTATCAGCAAGGTCAAGGTGTAGCCCATGGGCGTTAAATCTTATGTGACGCAGGTCGCCAACGTCAAAGACCGCCACCAGCGCGAGCTGGACCGGGTGGCCGACGTGGAGGAAGTTTACATGATAGCCGCAGCGGCCGCCGAGGCCGTGGAGTTGGGCGAGGCCCTGATCGTGGTGGACTTGGATACCTGGATGGGCAACACCCAGGTTGACATCGACATTCACCTGGTGAAGGGGCAGCACGTGAAGGCGGTGGCACCCTTGCTCAAGAAGATTGCCGCCACCCGCTTATTCAAGCCTGCTGCGTACGCCGAAGCTGGCGGCAGTGCGTTTGTGTATTGGGTGTTCGCGCCCCGGCCCGAAGTTGAAATGACCGGGCGCTTACGCGTGATGGTTTGGTTTGGCAACAGCGGGGTTTGTAGAATGGAGCCGACCGGCGAAACAACGCCGGTCATGAAACTGGTTTGCGATGGTAACGACATTCCCATGAGTGAAGGAGACGATAATGGCAGCACCGAAGAAAAAAGCAGCTAAAAAGAAAACCACAGCCGTGGCCAAGACTGGTACCACGGCCATGGCCAACTTTGACTACGGGGACGCGGAAGGCGCGGGGTACGAAGGCCAGTCGGCAGACGATCTGCTGATTCCGTTTTTGAACCTGCTCCAGAAGGGCAGCCCGCTGGTTGAGGAACGCGACGACGCCAAGTCCGGCATGATCTACAACACCGTGACCGAAGAGGTCTACGATGAGATCAATTTCGTGCCCGCCATCACGCGCCATGAGTGCGTTGAGTGGGTGCCTCGCGAGAAGGGCGGCGGGTTCGCCGGCAAGCACCCCATGGACAGCCAGGTCGTGCGCGAAGCCCAGAGCCGGGCCGAAAGCTTCAACGAGCTTTTCACGGCCGACGGCAATGAGCTGAGCGAGACCTTCACCGTGTTCGGTATTCTTTGCCGGGGCGATGAGCCTGTGGGCATGGCCGTGATCCCGTTCGGCTCCACGAAGATCAAAGTGTACAAAAAGTACATGAGCCGGTTGCGCATGTTCACGCCCAAGAGGGCCGACGGCACGAAGTTCAACCCGCCGCTGTTCGCGCACCTGGCGGTGCTGGGTTCTTGTGACCAGGAAAACCCCAACGGCAAGTTCAAAAACTTCACGCTGGAGGCCGCAGTGAATAATAAACTGCCCGACAGTATGATGAGCCAGGACGACCCCCGGTTCATCGCCGCGAAAGAGGTTTATGAACTGGTCAAGTCCGGCGTTGCGGACGCCAACTACGACAAGATGAAAGACCAGGCCAATGAGGGTGACGGCGAGGAGCTGCCCTTCTAGCTTGGACAACGGGGGGACCGCCTGGTCCCCCACACCCTAACCGGAGGGCATTTTGCTCATGATGGATATTATGTTGGACATCGAGACGCTGAGCACGAAGCCGAACGCGGCCGTGTTCGAAATTGCGATGGTCGTTTTTGACAAGCACGGGGCGCTGGCCGACCCCCACTTTCACGTTGGGTTCAAGCCCACCACCGGTCACATCTGCCCCGAGACCGTTGCCTGGTGGTTGAGCCGGGCCAAGGTCTGTTCGCTACAACATTCAGTGGCAACCGAGGCCCAGGCCGCCAAGATGGTTCATGACTTCTTGGCCAGCAAACCCAAGCACCGGCTGTGGGCCATGCCTGCGTCGTTCGATTGTATTATCCTGGAGCAGTTTCTGGAGCGCAACGGCTACGACATGCCCACCGGGTTTCGCAACTGGAGAGACTTGCGCACCGTGCGTGAGCTGGCCAACTGGCCGGACCCGGCCGTGGCACCGGGCCACATTGGGCACAACGCACTCCACGATGTCCGGCGGCAGATCAATACGCTCACCGCGTGTTGGGAAAGGCTGGCAAAGTGAAAGCATTTATTTTCACGAGCAGCGTGGTAGAAAACCTCCACTACGTCGTCTTGGAAGATGGAAGTTTCGCGGGGGCGTTTAATGAGACGGTGCCCAAGGACGTCACCGCCACGCACGAAGCTGTCTATGTCAAGCTGGAGGACGCCGGGCTGCACAAGGGCCTTCTTGCGGCCTTGGCGTTGAACAAAAAACTCAGCGCCGTCCAGCCCACCATCTACGTATTTGGTCTCGGTGAGGGAGACGATTTGCGCATGCATTTTGCGCTGGCTGAATCAGGATATGTTTTGGCCGCCCTCACTGGCAAGACCGACAAACGCGCCCGGTGGGAATTGGGCATCAACGGACCGTGCCCTGCGACGATAAAATACGAAGACCACTACCCTGATGGATTCCACCTGGAGTGGGTGCCCAGCGAAGACCTGGACAACAACCCTGGCTTGGGCCACGCCCGAACCAAGAATCAAATGTTGGCCGAGTTACTCAGAAGTGCCAATGATGGCAAGATGAATTAACCGGCCGCAATCGAGGAGAGAAAACGAATGAAGGAATTAAACGAAGCAACTTTGGCCGACCTGGTTGAGTACCATAATGAGCTGGCCGAAAAGGCCGGAGAAAAACCGGTGAAGCGATTCAAGTCCAAGGCCACCGGCCTGGCCGCCATCGAAGCCATGGAGGCCCGCAAGGGTCAGATCAACTGGCCCTTTTCCGGCGAGGTCAAGCACAAGGTTCGGCCCAACACTTTGCGTGGCCAGATTCTGGCCGCGCTCCAGGACGGCGCCACCGGTGAAGCGTTGAAGGCCATCATGGTCGAGCACAACCCCGAGCGCGAGAATCCCGAGGGCCACGTCCGTGGAGTAATGCGGACGCTGCATCGCTACAACGGGTACGGCATCCGCCAGGACGGCGACAGCTTCAGCGTGGTGGAAGCTTGAGCCGGAGTTACCCCCGGTTGAGCATCCAAGACTTCGGTGCGCACTTGCTGCGCACCGGGGACTTGGACCCAGTTTACATCGCGCTGGTGAAGCTGGGTTGGCCGGAGGAAAAGTTGGAGCGGTGGCTGCTGGCTTACTGGTGTTTTTACGACTGCGGGTTTGCGTGCTACGTCTGCGAAGAGGCCGACACCTTTTGGGGCACCATGTGGCTGGCCGCCGTCAACGGCGAAGATCACCCCGCCCCGGTTGGGCGCTGGCCACGGGGCAAGGAACGGCGTCACTTTCGGGGCGCTCAAGGAGAGGCCGCAGTTGCGTCTCTAAGGGATCGCTACCCATTTAGGGGGGAACGGGGCTTCCTGGACGGTTTAGCGGCTGCAGCACCCAGCTACGGGGCGCTGACCAAGCATGTGAGGTCACACCGGGGGTTCGGTCCCTGGATCGGGTTCAAGGTTGCGGATATGACCGACCGGGTGCTGGGCGTCCACGTGGACTTCACAGAGGCCGCCGTGTTCATGTTCAAGGACCCAATCAAGGCCGCCATCATGTACTGGAACCAGCGTGCGGGCCGCCCGGCGCTGCCAGAAATTCCAGACGGTCTTGCGCACTCAGATTTGAAGCGCGATATCATACCTTCTGTGTGCGGAGAATTGATCACCCACTTCCACGAAGCGTTGGCCCCGCCGCTGGACGACCGGCCCGTGAATATTCAAGAGGTGGAGACGATTCTTTGCAAGTGGAAAAGTCACATGAATGGGCACTACCCGCTCAACAACGACATAGATGAAATTCGAGAGGGCCTGCTGCGGTGGGCACCCTACACGGAAGAAGCGGCCGACTTCCTGGCAGTGATGCCAGAGGCCGGGCCATGATTCGCTGCATGCAGTGCTCTGCCATCGACCCGACGGTAACCACGACCAGCGGGCCGTTGGTGTATCGCTGTATATTTGCCAAGGGAACTTTTTGCGACAACATCTGGCTCTGGTTTCGCGGCTATCGCTTTCAAGAAACTGCAATCGGATGGTGCATGATGAGGAGACCAAAATGTTGAATGATGTTTGTATTGTAGGGGCCGGATTATTCGGCCAGGTTATTGCGCGGGAATTGGCAGGCAACGGCCGCCAAGTAACCATGTATGATGACCGGCGGCCGCTCAACGGTTCCGCGCCCAGCGGCATGTTGACCAAGCCGGGCTGGTTCGCTGGCATGGGCAAAGAAATTTACAACCCGGCGCTGGACGTGTTGCGCCGCAACTTCACCGTCCACGAGTTGCAGTTCAAGATCAAGCCCAGCGGCAAGCGCACCGGCATCATGCTCGTGGAGCCCAGTGAGTTCAACTGGCCCGCTGAACGCCGCACCGTGGTTGGCGTGGCCGACGACGGCACCGTGAGCTTCGCCGAAGGTCAGCCAGAAAAATACAAGCTGGTGATCGTGGCGGCGGGCATCTGGAGTGACAAGCTGGTGGACGTGCCCAAGCTTGAAGGCAAGCAGGGAATAAGTTTTCACTGGCCCGTGGAACCCGACTTCAAAATGGAAGGCTTCATCAACCTTTGGGCACCGTACAAACACCTGGTCGGTTTCAAAATGAGCGAGACCAAGATGTGGGTTGGAGACGGCACCGCGCTGAAGCCCGGCAACTGGACCACAGACCGCGAGAAGCAGTGCCTGGACCGCGTGTTCAAACACGTCAAAGGCAAGGTCAAAAAGGGCGATGTGGAACCCATTGTCGGCATCCGCCCCTACGTCAAGGGCTACAAGTCTGGTTACGTGAAGGAGCTCAGTAAAAACGTCTGGGTGGCAACAGGCGGCGCCAAAAATGGAACCATCAGCGCCGGTCATGTAGCGCACGTGATTGCGGGCGCAACATGCTGACTGGAATAGAGGGCTGGACGTACGGCGCGGAGCATGAACTGGGTGACTGGGATCGGCGTGACGGCGTTCCGCTGGACTTCAAGCTAGACGAGCGTGACGTGACCATGGTGAATTCCAACGGCATCGCCGTGGACCCCAAGGCCCGCACCTACCCGTTCGGTGGAGAGTTCAACACCCCGCCCACGACCACCATCCAGGGCCAGGCTGAGTGCCTTCGCCAGATCACCTACATGCACCCCCGCGCTGTGGTCAACTACCGGTCCAATCTCCACTGTCACGTGCGGGTGCCGGGCCTGAGTGAAAACCTTGGGATGCTGAAAACTTTGGCCCGATATAATCTCAAGTGGCTGCCAGAAGTTTTGCCGCTCATCGAGCCTATTCCAAAACCAACGCGAGAAGCGTACCCTGAACGAGAGGAGTTTGAAGGGGCGCACAAGCGTTACCTACGAAGGCGCAAAAGTCACCAGACCAAGCTCACCCCGGCGCGGGTAAAGATTCAGCTGAGGGCCAAGACCGTGAAGGAGTTTCATGACCTGGGCGTCCCCCAAAGCAAGGACGGAAAGCCGCTGCCATTTTGCCAGCCCCGGTGCGCGGTGAATATACGACAGCTACTGGAGACGGACACAATTGAGTTTCGTCATTTTCCCGGCACGTTGGACGGCGAAGAACTGACGGTGGCGTTGGAGTGGTGCCGCGAATATCTACGCTCCGCTTTCGCGGGCCGAAGCCCAGTGAGCCTATACAAGAATTGGTTCGCCCAGGCCCGGTTCCCAAAGTTCCAGCCCTACGTGCACTGGATGGAGCAGCGATACCTGAGAACGTGCTATGGGCACGACATCACCATAAAAGAAATAAACGCCAATGTCGATTCAATTCTTAGAGAGGACACACGCAATGAAATTTTTAGTTATTTGTCACGGTAACATCAACCGATCCCCGGCGTGCGCCGCCGTCCTGCAGCGCATGGGTCACGACGTGAACAGCGCGGGGTTCGTCAACCCCGGCAAGCTGGCGGCGGGCAAGATGAGACGGGCCATGAAAGCGCGGGGCTACGACCTGGAATATCACCGCAGCAAGCTCATCACCCAGAAGCAAGTTGACTGGGCCGACAAGGTGGTGCTGATGGACAGCGGCAACGCCCGGCGGTTCGCAGCAGCGTTCCCAGATGACGTAGGCAAAGTGACCCGGCTGGGTGACCACGCCAACCCGCCGGTGGTTCGCATACCCGACCCAAACTACATGGCCGAGGCCAGCGAAAAATTCCTTCCTGTCGTTACCTTGATCATGGACGCAAGCTTGCGCCTGGGACGAGAGGGTGCAGTATGAAAGCACGCAAAGATTGGCCGCAGTGGGCCCAAGATCATTTCCCCGAAACCCACCACCAGGCCGTGGGGTTTGAGCAGATGGAATGGCACTACGCCATGCACATGACCTTCTTGGTCGTGGCCGCTACCCGAATCGAAGGAGCCTGGGCGGCCTACGGCGGCCCGGTACCGGGAATGCGGCACGACCAAGAGCATGAAGGCCCTCTGCACACTGGAGATAAATTGAGCGAAGATGTGGCGCGGGTAATGTTCCCGCACCTGGACTTTTTACCATACGACCGATAGGAGAACCCAATGTACAGAATAGTAAATCTACGAGGCTGCAGCGGCAGCGGAAAAAGTTTCGCCCTGAGACGCATCCGTGATGCGTACAGCGACGACTGGAAACCGCACCACATTGAGAAACGCAAGCAACCTCTTTACTACACGGCCACCCACGCCGCCACCGGCCGCAAGCTGGCCATCATGGGCCACTACGAAACCGAGTGCGGCGGGTGTGATACAATTACCAAGCCCGACTTTCTTTTTGAGACGATGCACACGTTGGCCGCTGAAGGCTACGACCTGCTTTGGGAGGGCCTTCTGACCAGCATGGACTTCAAGCGCACCGAGCCCATGAGCCACGAATATAAAACTCTGGTGTTGGGCCTCACCACGCCGCTTCAGGAATGCCTGGACAGCGTGAACGCCCGGCGCTTCCGGCGCAATCCCGACCTGCCCCCAGTCCAGGTCAAGAACACCACCAACAAACACCGTGGCACCAAGCAGACCGTGGCCCGGCTCCAGGCCGCCGGGGTGGACTGTGAGTGGCACGACCGGGAAGCCATCGTGGTGCGTGCGTTGGAGGCCCTCACATGTCCCAAGTAAGTGGGTTTTTCAAGTACGCGAAGGAGCGGTACCACGTCAAGCTCAGGCGCGACTCTGGCCAACCCGCGCCGTGGACCAAAGACCCGGTGATTGCCGGGTTCAGGTTCTGTCATATCTTCCGCGAAGACGACAGGACCACGGCCTGGCTGCGCGAAAATATTCGTGAGCCGCTGCGCGACGACCCGGTGAAAGTTGCCAAGGCCGTCATCGGGTTCAGAATCTTCAATCGCATCACGACCGGCGAACTGCTCAAGCCCATCCTCTTGCGGCACGGGTGGAGCACAAAGCTGGCGCGGAAGAAACTGACCGGCGTGGCGCCGTTGGTCACCGGGGCCTACATGGTGCGCAGCCCCTACGGCATGAACAAGCTGACGGGCCTGCTCCAATACATGGACGGGCTTATTGACGTGCGGCGGCTTCAACAACCAACACTTCAGGCCGCCCACGCGGAGCTGCTCCAGTCACCCGGTTGGGGGGCGTTCACTTCGTACGAAATAATCTGCGACTTGATGTACACGAGCGTGCTGGAGAACGCGATCGACAAGATGACTTGGGCCAGCCCCGGCCCCGGAGCAGCGCGGGGACTAGAGTGGATCTATGGGCGAGAGTTCAGCCGCACCAGCCAGGCCGGGATCGAAGAACAGGTCGTGCTCATGCGGAAGATTTTAAAGTCCAGCCAGGCCAAAACGAATTGGCCCGTGGAGTGGCCAGCGTGGGACATGAGAACAGTGGAGCACACGCTGTGTGAGTACGACAAATACCGCCGGGGCCAGCTTGGCCGCCGGTTGAAAAGGAGATACCCATGAAAGTTATTCGAGTAAGAAACGTGCACGAAGCTTTGCCCGAAGCCATGCACCAGATTCTGGCCGGGCCGGTCGTCACCGAAGAGACGCGCAACGGGCCGGTACACGTCATGCTGGAGCCGGTGACTACGGTATACAGCCACCCCCGCGAGCGGGTCATCTTCTGGCCGGAGCGCGACGCCAATCCATTCTTCCACTTCTACGAAGCGTTGTGGATGCTTGGTGGGCGCAACGACGTGGAACCTCTCACCCGGTTCGTGAAGGGCATGAAAGCGTTCAGCGATGACGGCGTTTATTTCCACGGCGCATACGGCCACCGGTGGCGGCGACACTTTGAGGTGGACCAGCTCATGGCCGTGATCCACAACCTGAGAAAAGACGCACTGTGTCGCCGCCAGATAATAACGATGTTCGACCCTCGCGTGGACCTGGCTGCCCAAGACGGCATGAAGGATATTCCGTGTAACATCGCGGTTCACTTCCAGCACCGGGGCGGCCTCTTGGACATGACGGTATTCAACCGCTCCAACGACATCGTGTGGGGCGCTTATGGAGCCAACGCGGTTCACTTCAGCATGCTCCACGAAGTGGTGGCGAGCATGGCGAAAATTCCCATGGGTTCGTTCTACCAGATCAGCGACAACTGGCACGCCTACCACAAGACGGTGGAGCCGCTGTTGGGCCTGGCCGCCTATGCTGCCCAGCCGCCCGCCCTGGGTGCGCGTACGCCGTATGAGGAAGACGGCGTGCGGCCGTTCCCGATGGTGAACCGGGCTGACCCCGCAACCTGGTTTGGGGAGCTGCAAATGTTCCTTGACCTGGAGCACCGGGCCATGGGCTACACCGAACCGTTCTTCCGCCGGGTGGCCTTGCCTATTGTGGAAACACACAACCTTTTTAAGGCCAAACAATACGCCGACGCCATGACGGTTGCGGGCACAATTAAAGCCACCGATTGGCGCAGGGCAATCGTTGAGTGGCTGGACCGCCGGGAGGCAAAACGTGAAGCGAAGTAAAGCACTAATTGAGGGTGGCCAAACCGAGAGGCTACACGCCACTTTTCATCACCGACCCTACAGCGTGGCCGTCCATAGTTGGAACATGGTCGCGCTGCTGGAGGTCTTGAACCCCGGCGCGAGTTTGCGCCTCACCAAGGCGTGTCTGTTTCATGACGTGGCAGAGCGTTGGGTCGGCGACATGCCGGCACCGGCCAAATGGTGGCTGACCCCAGACGCGGGCAAAGCGTTTGGTGAAGTAGAGGCCCGGCTGAAGCGCGACTTGATGGTGGACTACGAAGAGGGCCTGAACGAAGTTGAGCGCCAGTGGTTGAAGGCGATGGACCTCCTGGAGCTGTGTTTGTTCTGCGGGGACGAACTGAACTTGGGCAATCGCGACGTTGACCAAATCATTAATGTCTGCCACCGGCTGCTGGCCCAAGACTGGGTGCCCAAAGAGGTCCGAGACTTCGTGGCCCACTTACAATGGGAACGCACGCCGGACAAGTTCGACAGCGAGTTTGAAAAATGAGGCTGTGGGAGGGATTCGATTGGGGCTGGTGCCCGCCGGGTTTTCGCCGAGGCGGAACGGTGGAGTTCACGCCCCACATGTTAGAAATAGCTGAAGGAATGCGACTCATGGGTCGCGCACTGAGAGGAGAACCCTTGACCTACATAGACGCACTACCGGGAGTGGCGGAAGCCCTCGTTAAAAAGTTGAAAGAAAAGGACGAACAGTATGGTGGATCATGGCTCAAGCGCGGGGGCGTTGGAGCGTTCATGATGATGGCCCGCAAGTGGGACCGGCTGGAGCAGCGGGTGGCCTCTGATCAGTTGGCTACGCCGCCCGGCCAAGATGATTCCCAGGCCTACTGCGTTGCGTCCAAGTGGGACATCTTGGAGCACGCCCGCAGCGACCGCCGGGACGAAGGCGTGATCGACGACCTGGAAGATTTGGCCGCGTACTTGCTGCTGGTTTTATCTGAGTTGAAAGCCAGTGATGTGCCCAAGGCTGACACCGTTGGTTTTGACACCACTGTGTCTCACCCGTTTGGATACGAAAAGGAGGTGTGCGAACACTGCGAAGGCGAGAGTAAAGATTGCGGATATTGCGGAGCGTAATATCCAACACCCAAGTCAAGGAGACAAGGAATGATTGACCTAACAAAATCCATCAGGGACGCTAAGTGCCACTTTCACCGGCTACACCTCATGCCAGACGGGTGGGTGTTGTTTTGCCACACGCCGGACTCAGTGTGTGTTCGCGTCAGCGAGAAGGCATTGCGTACATACAAAGCGACAGGCGAAACACGGGTGTTGTTGAGGAACACTTTGGACCAAACCTGGATGATGACACCAGACGAAATTATTGCGGAACCAGACTACGTGACCGGCGGGCCTTGGGGTCCATTTTGGGGCGTGCCCTTTCGGGCTGAAGATGAGGAACCGATCTACAACCTCAAGCAGTTATTTGGCAGCACCAACCCTCAACTCAGAACCTTCCAAGACCGGCTGAGCGAAGACGACGAATTGACCATCACCAAACACGACGTGAGTCTCAATGGAGGAAGCCCGCTATGAGCGACAAGGGCAGAGTAGAAAACCTGATCGTTGGTACCCAGGCCCGCGCCGCCGTCTTGGATGCAATGGCAGGCGACGGTCAGTTTTTCGTGGTCACCATAGACGCAGAAGGTTCAGCCGTGCTGGCCCGCAGCCCTGCGACCCAGGAGCTGATTGAGTTGGTGCTTTCCATGACGGGCGAAATGGTCTTGGGCTTCAACCTAGACAGGGGTAAAAAATAGTGCAACTCCCGCTGTTCGATCTGCCCTCAACCTGGTCCCCTCCGCTCATGGCCGAAATGCCAGAGTGGACGGGGGCCGGGCGTGTGGGTATCGACATTGAAACCTACGACCCAAATCTCAAGATCACGGGGCCGTCCGTGCGCACCGGCGGCCACATTGCCGGCATCAGCTTTGCCATCGAAGACGGGCCGTGCCACTACCTGCCCATGCGGCACGAAGGCGGCAACAACCTGGACCCGCAGACGGTGCTAAGATACTTTCGCAACCAAGCCAAAAACTTCAAAGGCATTCTCGTTGGGGCCAACATAAATTACGATCTGGACTACATGGCCGAGGAGGGTATTAATTTCAACCACGCCGATCAGCGTGACGTTCAGATCGCCGACCCGCTGATTGACGAACTCCACTTCAGCTACTCGCTGGACGCCATCGCCAAGAGGCACGGCCTGCCCGGCAAGGACGAGATGTTTCTCAGGCAGGCCGCCGCCCACTACGGGCTGGACCCCAAGAAGGATATGCACCGGCTGCCTGCAAAATACGTGGGCCCATACGCAGAGCAAGACGCCCGGCTGCCGCTTCAAGTTCTACGCCGCCAGGAACGCATCCTAAGGGACGAAGACCTTTGGCCCATCTACCAGCTTGAGTGCAAACTCCAGCCCGTGCTGCTGCGCATGAGGAGGCGCGGGGTGCGTATTGATTTGGACCAACTGGACCGGGTGGAAGCTTGGGCGCGGAAGCGAGAGCAAGAGCACCTTGACCTCATCCGGCACCACACCGGCGTTGACGTGGGCATGGACAATATCTGGACCAAGGCCCCGCTGGTGCGGGCGCTCACCGCGTTGGGGGTTGAGCTGGAGGAAACGCCCAGCGGCCAAGACAAGCTTGACCAAGAAACACTCAACGCAATCGACCACCCGGTGGCCGCCGCCATCGTCCAATGCCGCAAGGTCAATAAGCTGCGCACCACGTTCGTCCAGAGCATCCGGACCCACATGGTCGGCGACAGGATTCACACCACCTTCAACCAGATGAGACGGACCAAGCAAGACGGCGACACCAAGGGCGCAAGGTACGGTCGCATGAGCAGCGAGCACCCCAACCTTCAGCAGCAATCTGCACGCGATGAATGGTCCGGTATGTGGCGGGCAATTTACGTGCCTGATGGAGACATCTGGGCGTGCGCCGATTATAGCCAACAAGAGCCGCGCATCCTGACTCACTTCGCAGAGTTGTGCGGCCTGCCCAGGGCCAAGCACGCGGCCGACGCCTACCGCAACGACCCCAAGACTGACAACCACCAGATGATGGCTGACCTGTGCGGCATCCCCCGCACCCCGGCCAAGAATATTTACCTGGGCTTGTGCTACAGCATGGGCGGCGCAAAGCTGGCCCGCAACCTGGGCCTGCCTACCAAGTTTATCACCACGCGGCGGGGCTGGTCTGGTGAGGTTGCCGGCGATGAAGCGCAGGCCCTCTTGGATGCCTTTCACAAGCACGCCCCGTTCGTCAAGAAGCTGGCTGACCTGACCGAGGAGCAGGCCGCCGCCAACGGATTCATCAAGACCCTTCTGGGCCGCAAGTGCCACTTTCCAAAGCTGGCTGACGGCAGCTACGACTGGTGCCACAAAGCACTCAACCGTCTCATCCAAGGCAGCGCCGCCGACCAGACCAAGGCCGCCGTGGTCGCGCTGGACGACAACGGGTTTGACCTTCAACTCCAGGTTCACGACGAAGTGGATTGGAGTCCGGCCAACATAGCAGAAGTAAAGGAAGCCGGGCACATCATGCGGCACGTTGTTGAGTTGAGCGTGCCCAGCAGAGTTGATCTAGAAATTGGCCCCAACTGGGGCGAAGCAAAGGAGCAGATTGCATGAGAAATAAAAGCTGGGACGAGAAGTGGGTGGGCCGGGCGGTGGAGTACGCCAGCTGGTCCAAAGACCCAAGCACGAAAGTGGGCTGCGTGATCGTTGACCCTCACACCAACACCGAGGTCGCGGGGGGCTACAATGGCTTCCCGCGCCGGGTGCGCGAAATGGTTGACGTGCTGAAGTCGGATGCCAAAAACGTGCTCCGCCCCGTTGGCCAAGAGCTGGACCCAGAGCGTTGGCGACGGCCCACAAAATACATGTTCGCCGAGCACGCCGAACGCAACGCAATCTACAACGCCGCCCGGCTGGGCCGGGCCACGCAGGGGTGTTGGGCTTACCTGAGCTGGGACCCAAGCGAAAGCATCTGCGCGGATTGTGCGCGGGCCTTGATCCAGGCGGGCATCCATACGGTGTCTGGACCGTCTGAGGCAATCCAGCGGCGGCTGGACATGGAGGATGACGCGGGGTGGCGCGACAGCTGCAAGACCGGCCTGATCATGATGGGTGAGGCCCAGCTCAACGTGCGGTCGTTGCCTATCTACCGGCCCAAGCCCGGCCCACAAACCGCGTTCTTTTTGGGCGAGCTGTGAGAGGCCGCCGGAGGCTGGAAACCAACAAGGCAAAAATCGAACGGCTGACCAACACGATCACGTCGTTGAACAAGCTAGTCCTGGCGGCGGAAGAAAAGCTGGAAGCGGTGGCCGAGTTCGTCGACAACGCAGACCGGAACGCGCCACGCAGCCCAACGTGGTTTCGGTACTCCAGGATGCTCAGGAAGATCATCGCCAAGGAGGAAAATAAATGAGCGAACAAGGCATGAGAAAAGCCGTGACCAAAATGCTCAAACCACTCAACGCAATCTCAGTCGAGAACCCGGTGCTGCCCGGCACCCCCGACGTGAACTACGTTGAAGGGTGGATCGAATTAAAATGGATACGCGCTTGGCCCAAAGGGGAAGACACCCCCGTGCGCATCGAACACTACACGCCCCAACAGCGGGTATGGGCGCTGCGCCGCCGCCGGGCCGGGGGCCGGTGCTGGTGGCTGTTGCGTTGTCGGTCGGAGTGGCTGCTGTTGGATGGAGCGGATGCCGCGCTGGTGGTCAACACCGAGGGCTGCAACAAAACGAAACTCATTGAGGTCGCTGTAAAATACTGGCCAAAATCTATAGACCAGAAGGAGCTAATTGAATGCCTTACACGAGAGCCGAAAAACTTTACACTGGCAGGAGACGCCGAGCTGAAACTCAGAAGGCTGCTGCTGAACGGTACGGCATCCCCGTCAGAAAATACCTAGCCTGGGAGCGCGGCGAAACCCCGTGCCCCTACAACCTGAAACTCACGTTGCTTTCGTACGAACGCTTTGTCATCCTCCGCCGCCGGGCGGGCCTCACTCAACCGCAACTGGCCCCCCGCGTGCCGTGTACCGTCCAGTGGCTAAGTATGATCGAACGAGGACTTGGTCCCGTTGATCTGCTGGAGAGGTATTGGAATGACAAGCATTGAATTCCTGAAGCTGTTTCACCCAGAAGGCTATTGGGTTTTGACGGCGATAAAAGTAGATCGCAAAGGGATCGAAACAAAGACCTTCACGCCCAAGGAAGAGGCTGCCGCCAAGAAGTGGATAGACAGCCGGGCCGGAAAGGCCAACCTGTACTTCAGCGTCAACCAACCGGCGCACGCGCTGACCAAGAAGGCAACCCGCGACGACATCGTCACCGTGGGCTGGCTCCACGTTGATGTGGACGCACGGGCCGGGGAACCTCTTGAGGCGGAGCTGGAGCGCATCCAGGCGTTGCTGCTGAAGCGTTGCCCCGTGGCCCCACCTACCGCCGTGGTATTCAGCGGCGGCGGGTACCAGGCGTTCTGGAAACTGGCTGAGCCGGTGACCACGCGCACCGCCCCGGCCAAGGCAGACATCACCCGCTACAACAGGCAACTGGAAATTGTTTTGGAGGGCGACAGCTGCCACAACATCGACAGGATCATGAGGCTGCCGGGCACAATGAACTTGCCCAACGCCAAAAAGGTTGAGCGAGGCCGGACGCCGTCGCTGTCTGCTGTGGAGTCCTTTGGGATTGAACGGGCATACCAACTCACCGACTTCACCCCCGCGCCGATCATCCAGACGGCGGGCATGACCCACACCGCGCCCGTCACCGCACCTACCGGTAACGTGGCCCGGCTGGGCAGCGTAGACGAACTAAACAAATGGAAAGTACCAGACCGGGTGAAGGTCATCATCGTCCAGGGCGAGCACCCCGATGAAGTCAAGAAGGGTGACAACAGCCGGTCGGCCTGGTTGTTTGATGTGATTTGTAACTTGCTCCGGTGCGACGTTCCGGAGGAAGTTATTTTCAGTATACTGACCGATCCTGACTTCGGAATCAGCGCCTCTGTTTTGGACAAGCGACCCAACGAAATTGAATACGTCATGCGCCAGATCAACCGGGGCAAAGAACATGCCGTGGAGCCGTGGCTGCAAAAGCTCAATGATCGGTTTTTTGTGGTAGGAGATTTTGGCGGAAGATGTCTGGTGGCGGAAGAAGTCTTGGACATAGAAATGAGTCGCAAAAAACTCACCAAGCAAACCTTCGCCGACTTTGGCAATCGGTTTTGCAACGTCTTCGTTACCGTCCCGGTGGGCGACAAGGAGAAGCAATTCCCGGTGGGCAAGTGGTGGCTGACGCACCCCCAGCGGCGCGAGTTTGACCGGGTGGTGTTCAACCCCAGCGGGCCGATCATCCCCGATGCCTACAACCTTTGGCAAGGGTTCGCCGTGGCGGCCGTGCCGGGAGATAAGCACCTGTCGTTCTTGCGCCACCTTCATACCAATATTTGTAAGGGTGTGGACGTGCACTACAACTATCTTTTGAGCTGGATGGCGCGGGCGGTTCAAAAGCCCGGCACCGCCGGTGAGACGGCAGTGGTGTTGCGCGGCAAGAGCGGTACGGGAAAAAGTTTCTTCGCCAATAAGTTCGGCGCACTCTTCGGCCGCCACTATCTGCAGGTCAGCAACGCCAACCATCTTGTTGGGCAATTCAACGCCCACCTTCGAGACTGCGTGATACTGTTCGGCGATGAGGCGTTCTTCGCGGGAGACAAGAAACACGAAAGCGTTTTGAAGACCTTGGTCACAGAGAATCGCATGGTCATTGAACAGAAGTTTGTTGACGCCGAGACCAGCCCAAACTTCACCCACCTCATCTTGGCATCCAACAGTGCTTGGGTGGTGCCAACCGGGGCGAATGAACGCCGGTTTTTCGTACTGGAAGTTGGAGACAACCAGAAGCAAAACAGCAAGTACTTTGGGGACATCGCTGCGCATTTAAAAAACGGCGGCAGTGAGAATCTTTTGCACTACCTGATGACCCACGACCTGGAAGATTTTGATGTGCGCACGGTGCCCAAGACTGAGGCGCTGCTTGGGCAAAAAATGCAGAGCCTGAGCCCGTGGGAGGATTGGTGGTATTGCCGACTTGAGCAAGGGACGTTGGTGGAGGCACTACCGCGCTACAACAAGGTCGTAGAATGCAACGCGCTTCGAGACGACTACCGCAATCACGTTGAGCGCTACCGGCTGCCGTATAGCGGCAACTCAGGTCAGCTTGGCGAGTTCCTCAAGAGCGTTTGCCCCGATGATTTCCCCCGGCGTACCCGAGCAGCCAAGCCCAAGGTCAGAGGCGGCACCCGGTCCTACACGTATGAGTTCCCAACCCTCCGCGTGCTGCGTGAGTTCTGGGAAGAGCAATACGCGACAAAGGTTCGTTGGGACGAGGAGCTGCCAGAGCAACGACAGCCGGAGGTTCCATTTTAGTTTCAAAAGCGGCCCGATAATTAATACAAGGCGAAACGCCCGGAGTTTTCAACGACTCCGGGCGCTTCGCATTGAAGGCCCCTGTCGTCCATCCGCGCCTTCTGTGCGTTTTGCAGCTGCAACCTGCTGTGCGGCCATGCGTTGCAATTTAGTTTAAATGATTCCCCCACTACGGCCCGAAATAAGCTATACTTGTAGCACACAGCGGGTGTTGACCCGCACTTGAGAAACCCGGTCAAAAGGAAAAACAATGAACAACTTACCAAGCGCAAACTACCGCACCAAATGCAAGCCCGCCCCCAAGCACGGTCAGAAACAAATCTGGGCCACTCATAAAGTCACCGGCGAAGAAACTCACATCGGCAATTACCAGCCCATCACCAAGGTCGCTTTTTACTACGAGTGGAAAGATGACGGCAGCAACGACACCACTCACCGGTTCAACGCCTACGACGTCACGCTCAAGGAAGCCAAGGCCCTCTTGCTGGCCAACTACTTCCACGGCATGCGGGGCTGCGCAGAAGTCATCCACGGCACCCGCCCCTGGTAACGATTCACGGGGGCCGCAAGGCCCCCAAACCAAAACCCGATCCAAAGGAAAAAATAATGAAACGCTTACTCAGCAAACGCTACACCGCCGCCAAAAAACTTGCCGCCCTCTTGAACAAAAAATGCTGCCCCATGGGCGACGAAGTCACCGTCCACCTGGACGAGTACGAAGACACCGTTTTGGTCATCTGGGAAGGCGGCCCGTTTGAGTGGTCGGTAGCCCTCACCGGCGGCGCTCAAATCTACGCCGGGGAGAACGGCCGCTACAGCCAGAACAACCCTTGGTTCAGCCAGGTCCAAACCATCGAACGCAACAGCCGCGTTTTCTTCGAGTGCCAGAACAGCTACTCAATCTCAGTCTGGGAGGGCTAACATGAAAAACCAAACACTCACCCGCGAGCTGAAAACCCGTCTCCAAGAATTCATGGACCGCGACCCGCTGACTTTTGCCAGCGCCCTCGTCAACGCCATCGACACCCACGCTGAGCAGCTCGCTCAGGGTGGGCTGGTTGGCGCCGACGGCAAGCCCCACGCCCTGCCTGAGACGCAACGCACCCGCGAGGTTTGGGCGTTGAACTTTATCTTGGCGCACGACAACGGCGAATCCAGCGGCACCCACCCGTCCAACTTCACGCCCAACCCCGACATCCAGGTGGAGGGCGGCGTGACCGTGCTCACCGTCTGTGAGGTCGAAGACGCGCTGGGTATCGTGGGCGAGAATTGGGACAGCGACTGCGCCCAGCTCATGGCCTGGTGCAGCGAATTTTCGGTTCACTACTACGGTGCCCCCCGCGAGGATTTCAGCATCCACTCAGCGGTGGCAGCGGCCGCCCGGTTGAGCTGCACCTACGTCATCGTGGAGGATATGTCATGAACGACTGGCACGGCAACGAAGACGCAGGAGACATGGGCATGATGAACCGGGCAGCCCAGAGTGAGTGCCGCCCGTTCACCTGCCCTGGGTGTGGGCTGGACCTGGGCGCGGCCGCCGACTTTGAAGGCGAAGACGACGGCACCCCCGGTGAGTGCGATCAGTGCGGCGAAGTTTGGACCTGGTGGGGCATCGATGGAGGTCAATCATGAACGGCTATATGGACCTCCAATATTTCACCTACGAGCGCCGGGGCTTTGTTGTCAACGTAGCCCAGCTGCCCAGCGGGGCGTGGCTGGCTACGGTGTGCCGCCGGTTGAACCCCGGCTACCCCAGCGCACGCTACGGCGAGCCCACCGCCACTACCCAACTCACCAAGTACAAAGCCCTGCACCGGGCACTGGAGATAATAAGATGACTGGACGATACGACGACCCGAACAACTACCCAGACGAGACCAACGGCATCGGCAACTTCTATCTCACAGACGAAGGGCGGGCGTGCCTGGACGAGGCCGCCGCCAACCGGATTGATTGGGCCGACTGTCGGCTGCTTCGGCTGGAACGCTTCCGCATGCTGACCGACGCGGGGTTCCCGTTCTGGGACATCAGTTATTGCCGGGGCATCTTCCGTGACGACGACGGCACCGAGAGATATTGCGAGGTGGTGCTGCCCTTCAGCCAGCTCACAAAAGGAAAGTGGTGGAGCGAGGTCAAGGCTCACGCCCAACGAGACGGGGTGAACCTCAGCCGGATCAAGCTGTGGGACTCCGTGTCCAAACTATGGTAGGAGGTCACGCTTGACGGGGGGCAATATCCAAGCTAAGTTCCAGAAGCGGAAAACCGCGTTCCCTTATTTCCGAGGAGGAAGATTCATGATGAGACGACTGACGTTGGCGCTCGTATTGGTGGCCATACTTCTGGCCAGCAGCGCGGGGGCGCAGGACCGATCGCTCCACCTGTTCAAGTGGACCCAGCCGGACTCAACGAGCGGCGGCACCGAGACCTTGGACGGCTGGATCAAGGAATACAATATCTTCATCGCCACGCCCAGTGACACCATGCTCTATGGCGTGGAGGCCGCGCCGCACGCTGTGGCCGACACGGCGTCAGCTTATGTGAGCTTGTTGATCGGCGTTCCATCTTCGGTGGCCGTGAGCGCGACTGACATCTGGGGGCAAACTGGGCCACTCAGCGAATGGTCCGATTCTTACATTCCAATTCCGCCCGCGCCCGGCACTGGCGGCAAACCTTTCGTGGACGATTAAACGTAACGCGAGGCCGGTCGTTGCTGCGGGTGTTCCCTCCAATCCCCCCACCCAAGGCGGCACCGGTCTCGCTCCCCAAGGAGCAAAGACACCATGTGGATTCTCAACCTAATTCTTGTCGCAGTTTTATTCTTGGTAGTGGCCGGTCTTTTGATCCGGCTGGACCATCTTGAAGCGCGACTGGACACGAATGACCGGCTGTTGCAGGCCACGTTGATTGACGAGTTTAAAAATGAACAACATGAACTTGGAAACCGCCGAAGCCTTGACCCGCCTGATTGACGTGTTGACGACTCTGGCCCCGTGGGCCGGGGCGGCGCTCGTCGTCTCCATCTGCTTCCGTCTCATGGGCGAAAAGCCCAGTGACCTGATCAAGGCTCTGGCCCGGTTATTCCGTGGTGGCGGGGGTTCTTGAATCTCAAATCTAAGCGCCCTAGCTGCCCCGCTAAGCAACGCGGGGGTGGAGGGCTGGGGAACGGGGCCTTTTAGGCCCTTTTGAGCCACCCTCGCAAGAACCGCTCCTGCTTGGGTTGGCGCCGGACCAGCTTGAGGTAGTGCTCACCCTGGAGGGCCGCTAGCACGCGCTGCAGGTGCGCCTCCCCGCCCGCGCTGTTGAGGGCAACCCGTAGGACGGCTAAGGTCTTGGGTCCCACCTGCCCGTCCTGGGCAATCTCCTCCCAGCTTTTCTCATTTCGGTTCAGAAGGTTCAGCGCCTCTTGGAGCAAGGCCCCGGTTCTGCCTACGCCCAAATTCACCGCCATGTCAAACACCTCATAGGCGAGAGACGCGGAGAACGATTCACAGTGGAGACGGTCCCAGAAATTCTCGCGATAGAACGTGGCCAGCATGCCCTTGAGTTGGGGAGTCAACTTGGGCGTGCCGTCGGGCTTTTGTTCATCCACCACCAGCCACCCGCGCCACCCCGGCCAGTTGTGGCGACTCACGCCGCAGAAGGTTTCCCCGCCCCGGTCAGTTGAGTCGTTGACGTAGCCGCCCTCGGTCTTCAAGATTCGGTCCAGCACTTCAATGTTCATGGCGTGCGGCCGTTCCTTTCGAGTCTCATTTCATCGGTGAGAGCTTTGATGGCGTGTGTTTGATTATTGGAGGCGTGGATTGACTTTCGCATCAGCTCCAGAAGGTCACGAACTTCATCGCGATCCTTCCACTGGCAGCCGTACATGCCGCGTGCTTTGTCGGTCTCGTCTGCTTTGGCCATTTGATGCATTTCTTTTATTCGTTGGAAGTGAACTGGGTCCTTCGCACAGGGGTACGGAAGGCTGTCACCCGCGCCCCGCCGGGCGAGAAATAGTTGCTGGCCCACGCCCAAAACTTTCCAGACCAAAATCAGGAGGAACCCGATCAACCCGTATTCGGTCGGCGCTAAAGACGTGGGCACAGTCATCGTGTTCTCCTAGATCGAGAGCTGGTCACCGGGGCCAACTTTCCGAGAAGCGCCGTTCATCCGGCCACTCAATAATTTGCGAGTTGTGATCTTCAGAAGCTGGTGCGTGCCCGTACCACCGACGGCGGTGAGTACGCCAGCCTGGGCGGCGGTGCCAACGTCTGCGCCCGACAGCAGCGCCAGGCCCAAGCCCAGCACGCCGTTGATCGCGGGGATGGCATTGTTGGGCAGCTTGCGGATGCCGTGCTTCATCACGGCCCCCGAAACAAGGGCTGGCCCGGCGACCTGAAAAACTTCAGTAACGCCCGTCAACAGCCCACCAAATAATTCGGCAAACATTATGCCGGCACCTCGGGGTTGCGGCGCTGGTCAGCAAACGCGCTGGTTGCCCCAGCCACGATGTCCAAAACAGCCGCGTCTTTGTCTGTCGCAATCTCATCACTGGCCGACATGAAGGCCGCCAGTAAATCCATGCCGACGCTCACGTCGGAAACGTCAACCCCGTCGGCGACCGCGTTGACCATGTCAACGATCTTCGCGCCCAGGGCCTGTACCTGATCTTTGTTGTACGCCATTGTTCTGCTCCTTGTTAGAAGTGGTCTCAAAAACCAACGTCGATACCATAGTCTATCGGCACGCCCTCGACAACCTTTTTATGCGAGCAGTACGCCGTTGCCATCTTCGGCCGTGGGGCCGGTGATGCGGAAGTACTGGTCGTCGGTGGGCGCTACCGTGAACCGAAGCACCACGCTGTAGGGGCCGCCGCCGCTGGTGGTCAGCGTTCCGGTTGTGTTCCCGGCCGCGATCACGGTCACGTATCCGCCGCCGTCAACATCGGCCTCCAAGATACCGCTGGACGGCAGGGCCGTGTTGATGTCGAAAGCGTATGCGCCCGTCTCTGTGAAACTGATAGCGGCGCTGGCGGTGTTGGCCGCCAAGCCACCCACGTGCAGATCATCGTCGTGGAGTTCAGAGGTAATTGCGAACTCGTGGACCAACGCCACGCCGGTGATCTCAGTGCCAATTTCGGGCGGCGTGTGCCGAGGAGAAATTGACAAGCTGGCGGTAGTGGGCATGGGCGTGTTAATACCCACGGCGATTATCATGTCGTTGCGCAAGGCCCAAACCTGGGTGTCGACCCAGGGGTCGGTGATGACCAACGCCGCCAACACCGCCGGTGTACCGGCCGGGTCCAGGGTGAGCACGTAGTCCAGCTCCGGGGCGTCGTCTTCGTATTGGGCAGTCAGGACGTGGTCGGTCCGAACATCATCCACGCGCCAGTCCCGCACCGTGCACTCCAGCAGCAACGCCGAAGCATCTTCGCCCAGGCGGCCGGTGGGCGTGGTGTACTGTACGTCCAAGCTCACGTTCGTGGTGTCAGCGTAGGTGGAATTTATAACTGGATCGCGCACGGGCAGCGGTTGCCGCCAGAGCCGGACCAAGCTCACGTCCTCCACGGGCGTGAGTCCCTCAACAACTTCCTCCAAGAGGTCCACGCTGCGCAGCTGGAGTCCCATTTCGTCGTGGCTGTCTGCCATACTGATCCGCGTCAAGCTGCCGCCCGTCTGGCCCAGGAACCAAACCGTGTCGCCAATGGAGTGGGCCGCTTGGTTGGTATTAAACAGGCCCCGGTAGAAGACAGACATGCGATAGAACGTGCCAAAGTCAGTGAGGTTCAAAAAGCCCAAAATCTCATCGTTGATTTTCACAATGTTAACCAACGACGCGACGTCACCGTTGTTGCCGGCAACCAGAAGGTCGCTGATGTCATCCGGGTCAGCAATTTCCATGTCAATCGTAAGCACGTTGGTGGGCCGCAGAGACACGGCTGCATAGGCCTCCACGTCAGCGGTGAGGTTGGCCCCGCGCAAGAACGCCCTCACCTCAGCGTCCTCCGTGAACGCCCCGCTGGTTGGATGGCTGGGACCGGTGCGAAGGTAACTCTGGAAGCGCACGGTGCCGCCGCCGGGGTTCCGTGCCCCCATCCATACCCGTGGCTCCAGCGTGGGCGCGAAGGGGTCTTGAACAACCATCTGCCGCCCGGCCTCAAACACAACCGTATCCGCGCTCACAACGGGCACGGCCGCATCGTTGGGCTCAACCCAGCCACTGCCTACCGGGTCACCAAACGTGCCCACCCCGGTGCTGAAAATATCTTCGACCGCGAACACATTTATTTCGCCGCTCAATAACGTACCAGGCGCGAACCGGCCCACGCGGTAAACAACGCCGTCGATCCCCAGCCGGGTGTTGCTGTACTTGAACAGCGAGCCGGGCCGAAGCGCAAATCCATCGCGGTTCATCTTGACCGTAATTTTGGACAGCGGGTAAGTCAGTACGCGCAGTTCACGCCACGCAAGTGAGTTGGCCAACGCCTTGTCCCGTACGCCGGGGTATCGCACTTCAGACGCGACACTGCCGCCCTGGATAAGATGATTGCCCATGTCTTGGGCGAAGGCATAAGTTTCCTTGTAGTTGTCGTCAATGTCGATGTAACTCAGCCGCACTTCGTTGGTCGTTTCTTCCCAGGTCTGCCGCGTGTACTCTGACAGCTCCAGTATGTTACTCTCATCGAACTCCGGCAACGTGCCAGGGTCGTAGCCGTCGCGGATGAGAGTCATCTTCCACTGCCCGGCCCCGCGATCAAACCACAGCGTGCCGTCAACCTGCCGGACGACTTCGTTGATCATATCGCTGGCCTGTTTTTCCCGGTCCATGAGCATGGCGAAACCATTACCCTCTGCGTACAGGGCAGAGGCGGCGTCCTGGAAATTAACCACGTCAATCTCGCTGGACGGTATGCCCAAACCCCAGATGTCATCCGTCATGATTTCGTAGATCACGTTCATAGGGTTGGCTGTGCCGTTGGTGGGGTTTTCTGCGCCGGGGTCAGCGGCGGCCATGTTGAGTCCGTCTGGGTATCGCTCTGCTTCAAATTCCCACGGCACGATGTTGGGGCTGTTGCCAATGTAGCCGCCCTGGAACACAACGTAGCTGGTGCCCCGGTAGGCAACATTGGGTGACTGCTTGCCAGCCAAGTAGGCGTTGATGCTTTGATCGATGGCGCCAGGATAAAAACCCACCGTACCAGAGATACCCCCAGACCCAAATTCGTTTCCACCCAGGATGCTTAGCCTGGAAACATTGAAGGTACTTTCGGCCGCCCTGGTGCCGCTCCAAAGAGACTTCTCGTTGACGCGAATGGCCTTCAACACAACGCCCGGCCCAAGGCAAAGCGCGAACTGGAGTCCAACGTAATACTTGTGGCCGGTAGTGACGGTGTCGCTACTGAACAAGCCGGTCTTTACGTCTTCGGTGATGGCCACGGAACGGACGTTGCCGTACCAGATGACATTGCTGCCTTTGATCTTCACCTTGCCCCAGATGAGAGGCACGGCCCGGCCTTCGGTTGCGGTCGGAAATTGGAAGTCGCCCTGACCGGCGGGCCGGGCATCTTCCATGTTGGGCTTGGGCCGCAGAATCTCAGTGAGCAGAAAAGCGCCAACCCAGAAAAGTAGCATCCAAAAAATCATACGATACTCGCATTGAAGGGGTTGAGTGTGGGCACGAAAGCGTAGCCCCCATAGTTCAGGTTGTTGCTAAATTTGGCGGCGCAAGTTGCCAGCGTATGGTCGCACCCCGCGTACACGTCCACGGACTGGCCGACCACGTCCACGCTGAAGGGCAGAATCAACGAGAGCACGTCACCCGTCTGGGCCGTGATCAGGCGATAATCTGAGCTGCCAAAATCTATGTACCCGCCCACGGGCCACTGGTCACCTTCGGCGGTGTTGATCCCGTTGATGGTTACAGTGCGCCCATCGACAGCACTGATGGTGCTGGTGTGTTGGTAACTGGCCTTCAGCATCTTGCAGTTGAGGTCGTACAAAACGTGGTTACAAAGGCCCTGGTATTTGAACCGGGGGATGGTGCGGTTCAGCGCGGCCTCGCTCGTCATGCCGCTCATTTCGCAGACTGCGCCCCGGAGCTTGAAGCTCACGCCGATGATCTTGCCCGACCAGACATTCTCGGCCTGGGTATCGGCGCGGTGGAAGCGCAAGATGTCCAAGAACATTGATTGGCCCGGCACCACTCCGATGAACCGGGCGCACACCGGGTCTTCCGACTGGAGCGTGACGGTCAGTTCCTGCTTGCGATCCCCGTCTGCTTGGGCGGGGTCGGTACGGGTGATCTGGCGCGACACGTACTGCTGCGCCGCCCACGTTACCGTGTCTTCGGCTGAGGTGTAATAGAAAACCTCCGCCCCAATTGTGAACACATAAAGTTCAACCGGCTGGCCGGATTCTGTCGATGTCTCCCGGTCTAAGTATGTCACTGCTTGACTCCCAAAATATTCGTGGTCACAGTTGCGTCGCCGGCAAAGTCATGCTGGAACTGAACCTGGTCCCCGGCTATCCGAACCAGCCGCAAGAAACTCACGCGGGCGATGTCTTCAACAGGGATGGTGCTGCTCCAGCTGACATCCACAGTCAGCCGCTCCACCGTACTGCTCACGACCGCATACGCCAAGACTTCGCGAGTAAGAATGGTGCCGTCTGTCAACTCAATCCAGAGCGACTTGTTGGGCTCACGGGCCTGGATGTAAGTGGAGTAGCCAATGTGTTCAATATCTATTAAGGCCGCCCCGCTGCTCAGGTCACTCACCACGATAATGTCATACCAAAAAGTAGGCAAGTAGAACGAGACCTGCGACCCGCGCAATTCATGAACTAGCTGACGCGCTTCCCAAACAGTTTGTGCCGACGCGGCCAGCCAACCCTTCTTGGTTGCGGGCATAGAATCTTGCCAGTCACTGAACTGGATGAAGGGCGCAGTCATGTTGTCCAGCCGGTCCACCTGGCGGATGAGATTGTCGTCGTGCGTGGAGCCGGTCATGAGGTTCGGGTCGTCCAGCATGATCTTGGAATTATGGGTACTGAACGGGGCGGCGCTGGCAATGTCTGAGTCGTTGTCCAAGGTGGTGAACCTGATCTGTGCTTCGGTCAAGCCCACCGCGTATTTCTTGCGTCCAATTCTACCCTCTGTGCTGGCCACGCGCAACGGCATCACCAGGGCGTTGCTGTCGTGAGTTGCAACGACCGAGGAGCTGAACGTAAGGGAGGTATCGGTCATACTGGCAATCTCCAGTGAGTCAAACCTCTCGCTGTCCGACCAGACGATTGCCAAGGCGTCAACGCGGAAGTCCCCATACGTAGTGTCTACCTGGATGGTGGACGCGCCGGTGACAACCTGGGCGGATGCGGGCCGCGCTTCAAACCAAATGGGTACTCCAAATACGCGGGGGTGCCAGCTGTTGAGCAGGGCCTGTAGCCTGCGGCGTTCGTGACCTTCTTCGGTCTTGATACGCAGCTCAATAATCTGGCGCGGTTTTTTACGCACGCTCACCCGCTGCTCGCTGCCGTCTATGCCGGTCAACACGTCGGTCTTGAACTCCAGCGTTTCCTTGATGGGGGTTTCTGGAGCGAAGGGGAACATCACAACACGCACCGCCGTGATGGCCACAGAGACGGCCGCCACGTCTAGCGTGAAGTCCAGCGTGCCGTCAAGTTCCGGTGGGCCGATGGTACTGACCTGGACCTGGAACACCAACCCGCTGCTGGGCGAGATAAAAGTAGGCAGCGTGGGAAAGCCTACCAAGGTGACGCCGCTGTCAGCGTTGTTGACAAAGGCCGTCAGCTCTCGGGCGTCCACGCGATAGGCGTTATAAAGTTCGATGTCTCGTGAGGTGGTGGCCAGTAAGTTACCCAACGCGATGAGCGAAGGTAAGGCGTGAATCTTCTCAAACCAGAATTCGTCCAGGCCGTTGCAAAGCACGCCCAGGTGATCGACCACCGTCGCCGCCACGCCTTCATCCGCCTCGTCTAGCGTGCCGCCAACTACGCCCGTTGCCATCCGGCGCGGAACGTAACTGTCGTTGGGCAACGCAACATCAAAAGCCTGGGCAGTGGCGATCTGGAACACGGTGATGGAGACGGTGGGGATGCCCATCGTGTCAGCCATTATACTTCCTTCAGGTAAGCGATGCCCGCGTTCCAAGATTCCTCTGTGTTGACCCGCAGGTGCTGCTTGCGAACCCACGGGAAGACCATGTATGTGTCGCCGCTGATTGTGAACTCATCACCGGGGGTATAGTACGACATGTTGATGATTGCCACTCCTGGTATTTCGCCCAAAAAGAAAACCGTGTCTGGCGTGGTGGTCTGGTCGCGGTACGCAAGAAGGATGGGCATCAGGGGCTTGTAGGAACTCAACTCGCTCGCACGCATCCAGCTCGTGGCGTACCCATAGAGGCCCGCACGCGCCCCGCCGAACAGCGGCAGCCGGGCCTCACCGGCTCGGTCATTACCGAGCGTTTGTGACTGAGTTGTGACGCCCCACCTACCGGCGGCGTCCTGATCGGGAAGACCCTCCAGGTGGACGGTGGCCCCGTCGTTGGGCGTGGCGTTCAACCCGTCCATGTGGAACGAACTGAAGGCCCCGGTTGGTGTATCAGTATAGGTGCCGCTCTGGCTCCACTGGTGCCCATAAACAAACGCGCCGCCGGTGTAGTCGTTGTACTTGTCAATTGACTCGCCCCAACCGAAGTGACGGAAGACGCCCGTGGCCGTTTCAACCACAACATACACCCAAGGCGAAGACCCTTCATTGGCGAAAAAATGATAGGCCACGTAGGGGCCTGCCAAGGTGCTGATGTCGCCGTCCGTGAAGTTGACCCGGCGGCCAGAGGTACAGGCGGCCGTGGTGGAGCCATTGCCGCTGTCGTCCGTGTTGAGGTGCGGTGCTGTTCCATCCGCCACCCCGTAGCCCAACGACTGGAAGACACCCAGGTTCACGGCCGTGGTTGAGTTCCAGCGAAAGCTCACGTAGCAGGTGCCCCGGCTGAACGTGACCCAGTCGTAGGACAGGTCCGTGTTCTCCTGCGTCCACGGCGTGGTCGAAAGGCCGGTCACAAAAGTAGCCAGCTTGGTCATCAAGTCATCGATGGTGGTGGGCGTTCCCGTTTCGTATGCCATGCTAAACTTCCTTCAGCGCAAAGAACGCATAGTTGTCTGTGCGGTTACAGTTCTGGAAAATTCGGTAGACTTCGCCGCCCACGATATTGCGGTCCTCGCTGCCTACTGCGCCATACCCGCTTATCCAAAATATGTCTGGCAGGTTGGCCACGACCTGGTTCGTGGGATCAGAGAAAACTATCGTGCACGGCAGCATCACGTAGCCGTCGGCCGTGCCCGGCGTGGGGTGTATGTTTGCGGTGGGTGTGTTGCTCAGGCCCGCGATGGGTATGAACTCGTCGAAGTCCAGCATGTTGTTAAGGATGAGGTCTTCCGGAGCGCAGTCCGATTGCCCTTGGGGATGGCCACAGGGTATCACCACGCGGTCCCTTTTGGTTTGGCGAGCAGAGCTGCTCACCAGCCCGTTGTGAACGCTGTGCCAACCGCCGTCTGTGAAGTAAACAAACATCGGGCCAGCGGCGAGGCCGTTGGCTCCGTTGTCACGCCACGGGTCCAGAAGGCCGCTGCTCATTTTACCCTGGTTGGACAAGTCGTCCGGCGCACTGGTGTGTCCTGCAACGACCAACGGGTACGGGTATTCAGTGGACGTGGCAAACCGGTCGGCCCAGCCCAAGAAGAAATTGAAGTACGCGGTACCAACCTTCACAACACCAATGATGCGATAGCTGGTAATACTGAACCAAAAATCAACGGACGCTTCGTGGAGCAAAAGATACGCACCCGCCTGGTCGTCGTTGCTTGCGCCGTCAAAAAATCCAGGGCTGATACTTGGTTGATCTTTCATGTCGGCCCCGGCGGTGTAGCCGGTGGTGCCGTGTAGTTCCCAGTTGTAATAACCGGCGGGTACGTCACGGAAGGTTCGCCACCCAACATGGATGGCATCGCTACCGCCGCCGTCACCCTCCAGCATGACCTCCTTGTCGCTGCCGGAGTAGATGGCGTTGCGGTTTGCTGTCCAACCGTTGCCGCCGGTGAAGGTCAACGTGATGGAGGCCCCGCTGCCGGTGCCGCCGGTGGCGCTGTTGGGGGTGGTGGGGGTGGCGGTGTAGGCCCCGGCGTTGTAGATTCTCACGCCGTCAATCACGCCGCCCGTCTCACTGGTGACCTCAACCTGGGCCGCGATCGTGTTGGTGCCGCCCGCAACAAGGAGGACGTCGCCTTCGGTGTATCCGGTGCCGCCGCTGCTGACCGCGACCGTGGCCACGCTATCGCCCGTGGCGGCGGCGACCAGTTCGTCTGAGAGGTCGATGAAGTCTGTGGCTGATCCTCGTATCCAACTCATGAAATTGCCTGCCTTATTGTGTCGCGGTTTCGGGTTATGGTATTGACAATAACCTGCTCGCCTTCAGTGGACGCCATGGCGTCTGGGATTTCGTTCGGGTCGGTGACGTTGACGATGTTGATGACCGGGGCGGCGGCGGCCTGCGGTTGGTTGCGCTGCTGGCCTGGGGTCAACACGTCCACCCGCTCACCGGGTGTGGCCTTGAACATGGCGACCTTGGAGTCCGTGCCCCCGCTGCCGCCGATGGTGAAGCTGCCGCCGGTGGCGAAGCCGGGAATGGGGATGCCCATGGACTTGAAAGCCAGCATGAGAATTTGCTTCTGGATAATTCGCTGGAGGTCTTGAATCAGGCTGTCCGCGAAACCCTTGAAAGTGATCACGCCGCCAGAGGCAAATTCGTCCAACGCACTACCCGCGCTTTTCCAGACGCTGCCCCAAGAGTCCTCAATCACCTGGGCCGAATCAGCGGTGCTGTCCGACAAGGTCTTGGTCAAGCTGCCCACCGCGTCGCTGTATTGCTGGAGGTTGATATCGGCGTTCGCCAAGAGCACGTCCAGCGCAGCAACCTGCTCGTTGTAAAGTTGCTGCGGCCCGTTGATCTGTTCCAGCAGTTCGTTCTGGAGACGTATCTGTTCATTCTCGGCACGCAGATTATCTACCGTGGCTTTTTGCTGCTCCGTGAGGGGCACACCGATGGCAGCTTCGGCGGCCTTGTAGGCGGCCTGCTGCTCACGCTCTGCGCTGTTCATCTGGAGCAGCTCATTCTCTTGGGCCAACGCCTCCAGGTAGCCCGTGGCGGCCAGCGCCTGCCGCTCTGCGACCAGGGCCTTCACCGCGTCCGCCTGCTCCGTGGTCAAGTCAGAGCCAATAGCCTGCCGGGCCGACAACAGGGCCTGGGCCTCTTGCCGCTCTGCGTTGTTCATGGCCAGCAGTTCATTCTCCTGGGCCAGCCCGGCCAAGTAGTCTGCGCCCGCCGTGTCGCCAAGCTGGTTGTACTTTTCCTGTAGCCCAGCGAGAGTGGCGTCGTACTCTGCGGCCGTGACCCTGTTCTGGCTCATGAGCGAATCCAGCAGCTGGAGCTGAGTGTTGTACTCGGCGGCGGGCTGCTTGATGGAAGCCAGTAATTCGTTTTCATTATCGCGCTGTTCATTGGCAGCTTTGATCGCGTTGCGTTCCTTGACCAACGACACGAGCCGCGTTGATTCCGCGTCCGTCAGTTGCCGCTTGGCAAGTTCCAAGGCGCGGGTTTTCTCAATGGACAATTCCTGCTCGGCGGTAGTGAACCCCAGGAACTTATTTTCCATTTCAATCTTGTCCAGGTACCCGGCGACCGCTTTCGTGGCGGCCTTCCTCTGGTGTATCTCGCGCACCTTTGCCTGGACATGGGCCAGCCTCATTTTGTAGGTGCGTTCTTCAATGGCCTCAAGTTCGTCTTGAAGCTTTTTGTATTTGTCAAAGGCCGCCGTCACTGCCACGACCGCTGCGGCCAAGGCCAGCATGCCGATTGTGACCGGGTTGAGGGCCAAGCTGGCCATCGCGGTGCGGGCCGCGACCACGCCCTTGGTCAAGAGGGCCATCACGGCGGTGCCAGAATTAATACCCGCGAGGAAGGGCGCAAACTTGATGCCGGTGAAGGCAATGCCCAGGGAGATAATCGCGGAGGTAAGAATCTCCACGTTGTCGGCGGCCAGGCGCAAAACGCTGGCCAGGTTCTTGAGGCCCTGGGTGAGGGCAGACTGGGGGCCGAGGTCGGCCAAGGACAGCTGCAACTCTTCCCACGCAGACTTCACCGCAAGCAGAGCGCCGTTCAAATTATCATCCATCACTTTGGCCATACGGTCGGCTGAACCTTCGGCCTCCATGTTGGCCTTGGTGTAGCTTTGCATCTTGCCTTCAGTGCCCGCGAGCAACACCCCGGCGGCGGCGGCGCTGCGACCGAAGAATCGGAAAGTTTGTTCTGTGCTGAGGCCAGCTTCGTTCATTGTCATCAAGGCCCCGGCCAAACCCTTGGACGTAATGTCAATGTCTTTTGTCGTGAGGCCCAGCTCCTGGAGCACCTTGGTTTGCTTGGGCGTGGAGGCCGTCATGAGACGCATCACCATAGTGAGGTTGGTACCCGACCGGCTGGCCTGGATACCGGCGTCGCTCAGGGTCTGAATACCGGCGGTAGTTTCTTCCAGCGAGACGCCCAAGATGCGGGCGATCGGCGCCACGTAGCTCATGCCTTCGCCCAGTTGATCGACGTTGGTGTTGGCGCTGTTGGCGGCCAGGGCCAGAACGTCAATCGTCCTTGCGGCCTCAGTTGCGGCCAGCCCAAACCCGGTCAGTACGTTGGATGCAATATCAGCCGCCCGGCCCAAGCCCAAGCCACCAGCCTGAGCAAGCTTCAGGGTAGGCCCTATAGCGCTCATGACCTCATCCACCTCAAACCCCGCCCGTGCCAGGAACGTCATGCCTTCGGCCGCCTGGGTGGCGCTGAAGCGGGTGGTAGCTCCCAGCTCACGGGCCACCGCTGTCAGGTCTTCCATTTCGTTGGCGGTGGCCTTGGTGACGGCTGCGACGGTAGACATTTCCTGGCTGAACTTTGCCAGGAGCTGAACCGACTTTGCTAAGCTGGCAGCGATACCGATCGTGGCCAAGCCGCCGAGGGCGGTGCGGAGGAGCTTCACACCACCCCCGGCTTTCTGGGCACTGTTGCCCAAACCATCCAGCTTGCGCTTGACGACCAAGGTGCCTTTTTCGCTGACTTGAATTACCAGTTGTTCTGTGGCCACGACTCTTCCTTACTTCAGTAGGTGCGCATTGTCGAGTTGGTGCTGCGCCGCCTGGATTGCCCCCGCCGTCATACCCTCTGGGCGTTGAGCTGAACTGCCTTTGTCCAGCAGCCCAATATACGGCAAACTGTTGGTGATGTAAATGGTACCACGACCGAGGCTCCACTGTTCGATCTTGCGGGTGCTTGCGTTGATGGTCGCGGTGCCATCACCGTCTGTGTCTTGCGTAGTTTCTTTACCGATTGATCCGATGCTTGTGAGCCAGTTGGCCCGCGCCCGGCCGGTGTCAACCGGGGTGGCCAGCACCACCCAAGTATCCGCCGCCACGGCCGCGCGACGCACTGCCTTTTCGGCGTTGCGTTTTATTTGCTCCGTCCGGAGCCCCATCCTGATTTTGAACTTTGTGAATGAGTCTGCCATTTGCCTTTACCTTTTTTCTGCTGGTGGTCAAGGTACGCTACATCTAGCTCTCGCACGTAATGAACCAGGTCGCTGAACTGCTCCTCGTCGAACTCATACGCCTTCGCGTAATCATGGAGCGTAGTCCAAGAAATGGGTCCCAAGTTCCACCCCGAAGGCCGACAGGAATTAAGGTCCCAGAAGGCGTCGTAGTAAAGCTCAAGACCCAACCTCATTTCTGGTGCGTTGGCAATCCTGTCGGGGAACGGGCTGCGCTCCCGAAAGCATTGCCTGATGATTCGCTGTTCGACTGGTGCCTGGGTCAGCGTATACTCCAGACACGCTACGAGTTTTTTGCCGCCTCCTCACGCAGGCTCGCACGGTACAACGAACTCTTGCCCGCCTGGGCGCGGAGGTCATCGTACAGGTCAGGCAGGTTCTTGAAGGTCAGCAAAAGGTTTTCCTTGTTGAAGGGGAGGGTGTCACCGCCGGGGCCTTCGATGCCTTGGACCCACGATCCGTCTTCCTGTTTCAGTTCCCAGTTCATGACCACGGCGTCGCAGAAAGTTTCTTGCATGATCTTTTCCGCCACGTCGTCGTCCATGGTACCGGTCGCCATGGCTCGCTCATACGGTGCGGTTCGTTTCTGCAGAGTTTTCTGGTACTTTTTATTCGCGCCACCAGACCGGGCCAACGTGACCCGGAAGTCGCCAAAGTCATGGATGATGCCTTTGGCTTCGGCTTCCGGGTCACTCTTGAAGTTTGTGTACATACTGCTCATTGTTACGCTCCTCAGCGGTTGAAAGTTATCAGCCTGCCCGGTCGGGGAGATAATCCCAGAACACCATCAGCAGGGTGTGGTCCATGTTGGGGTCAATCTTCGCGCCCGTGGCCGCAGCCATGTTCAGGGGCAACGTGATTGGCTCGTCCTGTTCCACCGCCGGGCGACCGTCGCCCAACGTAATCAAGGGCACGTCGATGGTGACACCGGCATTGGCCTTCACCATGTGCATGTCCAAGGTAATATCCGAGTTGTCTCGCACGGCCTGGACACTGGCGACGTTCGCAAAGTACGCCGTCAAATCCCCGCCGACCTCGAAGGTTCCACTGGTGACTTCAAACGCGCCCAGTACACCCACGGCTTTGTTGGGAGAGACGTTGTTGTTGATCGACAACGTCAGCTCTGTCACAAAAGCAAACAAGGGGTCCGGTGCCGCGTCTGTCGCGTTGACGATGGCGAGTTTAATCCGCGCAAAGTCAGAGCTGGTGTTGAAGGCGTCGGCCTCCAACAGAGCAGGGCGGGTACCGGTCTTGAGCGAGGTTGGTCCGTCAACCGTTTCGTTGTCCGCGCCGACGAAGGCCAGGCTGGCCGTCATCTTGTCAGCCGTGGGCACATTGAGCGTGAATTCACCCGGCACCGCGCCGGTGATATATTCTGCCTGGACGTTTGCCGGGGACGCATCGTCCGGTGCACCCAGGGTGCGCTCCAGCTGATAGGTTCGGCGAACAATATCCGTGCCGGTTTCGTTCTTCAGCACACGGCCGAAATACAACTCAACACTCTGGGCAGCGCCTGCCTCTGTGACCATGGTGGTCTCGGTCTTGTCCAAGGTCAAGACCGTGGCCGCAATACTTTTCACACGAGCAAAACCATTGTTGGCTGCGTTGGTGAAACCGTTCCCAGTATCGTCCCCGCCGATGTAGACCCACTCACCGGGCACAAGGCCCAAGGTGGTAAAGTCCAGCGTGGTTGAGGTGAGGGCGGGAAGTGCTCCGGTGACATCAACCTCCAGATCACCAACATCTGTGACCACACCAACCCTAACAAGGGTCGCGGCTGCTCCGGGGGTCTCGTCAACCAAATTCTCCCCAACAGTCAAGGCCGTAGCTGTAGCGGCTGATACCACCCTGAGCCCGTTGTTCGCATTGTCAGTAAAGCCTGCGGCAAATACCAGATCACCCACAACAAAAGCATCCAGCCCGCTGGCTGCGGTGTAGTCATCGGTGGCCGTGACAACACCTGTGATTTCGCCCGCGCCGCCAAACTCAACTTTGGTTCGTGCGTCGGCGAAAAAGAATCCCTGCAAGAGGTCTTGCATGTTGGTCTGG